CTAGGTAGGAAAGGTGGTGGTGCCCTCCGGGTAGGTGAGCAACCGAACCAAACCAACGAGGCAAAAGCGCCCTCAATGGGAAGGGTTCGTGGGCTGATGACAAGCACCTACCCGGACCGCCACTCCATCCACGACAGGAGACCACGTGGGAAACACCAAAACACCAGCAACACCAACGAAAGAACCAACGAAGACACGATCACCCAAGCCAGCGACACTGCTCGGATACGTACTCGACTACATCGACGAGCACCCCGACATCAGTGAACCATCCGCAACGATCGCGAACCTTGTCGAATCACTCCGCAACGACATCGTTCAAGAGGCAATGGCGGGGGTCCGTGGATGACTGAGTTCATCGTCTACATCGGAACCTTTGGACCGGAGCACCTCAAACACGAGCCGAAAGCCATCCAGGGCGTCCATCTCCATCGTCACGTCGTTGAAGCACCCACACCATACGAAGCAGTCAGGGCGGTGCTTCAGTCGAACTGCCCTTTCGTGGAACTCGGTGTCCAGATTGAGGTGTTCGAATCCGACCAGTCCATGAAGTTCATATCTGCCATGACACCTGAGTGGGTGAATGGCAATGAGTGACAACCGATCCATCGCGTACGAAGAGAACGGCATTTCGATCTACCGCGCGTCCGGGATCGGATCCTGCCTCACCGCACTCGTCGCAGCGAAAACCGGATACGAACCGGCACGTGGTCAATACCAGGAAAAGATCCTGACGAACGCTGCCCGTGAAGGGAACATGCACGAACCAGCCATCATCGAACATCTCAAAGCCGAACGCGGGTGGCGCGTATGGGGTGGACAGGACGAGTCTGAGATCCGGGTCATCCCAAAGGTGTTCGTCCGCGGCCACATCGACGGAATCTGCCGCCCCCCAGGGTTGCGAAACAACCGGTTGCTCGAAGTGAAGACGATGAGCAGCGACCGGTTCAAGAAATGGATGAGCGCCGGAACGAACGTTCGATCAAGACTGATGTCGGATGAGTTCAAAACCTACGGATGGCAGATCTCGACGTACATGAAGATCCACGGACTCCCCGCCATGTATGTCGTCAAGAACCGCAACACCGGCGAACTCGACATCTCAGAACTGAAGCTCCCACCTGTCGATTGGAAGACGATCAAAGCAAAGGTCATCCAGGCTGAGATGTATGCCAAGCGGGACGAACTCCCGCCGTGTGCCGCATCGTCCGGTGACCAGTTTTTCTGCGAGTACCCGTACCTGCACGACGCTGACAGGGTGTTCGAAGACGAGCCAACAGAGGACGAGCCAGTGTTCGACACCGCAACTGGTGCACTCATTGCTGGTATGGCCGCGCACTACGTCGACCTCGCCAAACAGGTGTCACTACTCAAACCAACCGACGACGAACGCAAGCTCGTTGGTGGGAAACTCATCGACGCGATGGGTGGACCGACAGGACCAGAAGAGGTCACGGCTGGTGGTTGGTTGGTGAAGCGCCGGAAGGGCAACCGCAAAACCCTCGACGTTGTTGCCGCAGCCGAGGCATTGGGCGTCGAACCGGACGTGTTCGCTGCGGTGTTGAAAGACCACACCACAGTTGACAACCTGTACTACTACCCGCAAGTGAAACGAATAGGAGATAAGTAGCCGATGCTGACTCAGACCACCCGCCGTGAACGGATCCTCGTCTACGGCTCGTACAAGCTCGGCAAGTCATTTTGCTGGCTCGACATCGCCAACTCGCTGTACCAGTCAGGCAACACCGAACCCCACTTCTATGTCGTCGATACCGACTTCGGGGTTGAGAAGATGTTGGATGAAGGGTTCGGTCACCTCGAGGATGCCAAGATGATGACCCTGTATCAGCCGATGAATTTCGAAGACCTCATGGTTGCGTCGAGGGAGATCCGCAAGAACGCCAAGCGAGGCGATTGGGTCGTCATTGACATGCTGTCCTATCCGTGGACGGAAGCCCAGGCGTTCTACATGCGTGGTGTGTTTGGTGACGAACCGGACAACTACTTCATGCAGATGCGTCAAGAGGTCGTCGCCAAGGGCGGCAAAGACAAGCGGGCCTACGGTGGGTTCGAGGGCACGGACTGGAACTTCATCTCGAAGGTCTACAAGGAATTCGAATTGCCGCTCACGATGAAGGGCACGTGGAACGTGTTCGGTGTCACCGAGGAATCGAAGCTCGACGCTGACCGTGGAGCATCACCAGAACAGGTGAAGCTCTACAAGGCGGTTGGTGGGATGGCGCCAGTAGGTCAGAAAGGCATCGGTCACCGGTTCGACACGATCTTCCGGATGACGAAACGAGCCAACGGTCAACGCCAAATCACGATGGTGGGTGATCGCGGACGTGAGAACCGGGCGTGGGGTAACCAGGACAGCCACACCTTGAACATCGACGAGCCGCCCCAGGCGTTCACACAGCGGTACCTGGTGGATGTTGTGGGCTGGGAGACCTCGAAGCCCAAGAAACTCCGGGATGAAGCTCCTGTGCGCTCACAGGGCAAGGAAAAGGGAACACGCAAGCCGACACGGAGACGGTAATGGCACTCATGGGAACATCCGAGATCAGGCTGAAGTGTTTGGAGCTATCAGCCAAAATCAACCGCCGCATGTCGAAAGAGGATCCCGTCACCGACGTCGACAAGATCATCCAAGACGCGATGAAGATGGCACGGTACGCGAGGCGCGGCGAACACGGAGACGACTGATGGACACACCACCAACCATCGACGATGAACTCAACTACACGGGGGCACAGCCGTACGGCAGCCGCACCGTTACATGGACCTTCCACACACCAGCCGGGATCGACCAAGAAATCGCTTTCATGTCGGTGCTCTCACAAGCTATCAACATGGCTTGGAGCGACCTCGACACCCACGCCATCGACAGGGTCACCGACTGGTTCATCAGCTATGCAAGGTCGATAGGGGAGTAGGTCGTGCTGATCTCACCAACCGAACCGAAAAAGCTCAAAGCGCTCGGCACCGTCTCGTCGAAGCCTGAGAAATACGGCGCCGACATCCTCGTCCTGGGGAACAAGAAACGCATCGGGATACAGCGGAAGCAATTCCCCGGTGACCTGCTCGCGTCACTCAACGACGGCAGACTGTACGACCAGCTACCGAGACTGATGGACCTCGACATGGCGCTACTCATCATCGAAGGGCACGGCAGGTGGACTGAGGACGGGGAACTCATCGCCGACCAGTGGCACACGTTCACCATGCAACAACTCAACGGTCTGCTGTTCACCGTCATGTTCGAATTCGGGATACCAACCATGTGGGTGCGGGACATGGCAGGAACCGTCGACGCGCTCGTGCACCTCGACAAGTGGGCACAGAAAACGAAACACACATCGCTCGGACGGCGACCCACCCCATCCAAATCGTCGTGGGGATCCGCAACGAAACGGCACACCCTGCAACACATCATGCAAGGGTTCCCCGGCATCGGAGCCGATGCTTCAGCGAACATCATCGAACACTTCGGGATGGCACCACTCACCTTCACCCACTCAATCGACGAACTCATGGAAGTCCCAGGCATCGGACAGAAACGAGCGCAAGGCATGTACGACGCACTCGAGGTAGTCGTCGATGGCACGTAAACCGAAATACGAATACCGGCTCGTAATCCGGTGGCCCAAGGGGAAACGGCGCACCGTCTACCACCAGAAACGAAACCTCGAACACGCCGAAGACGACATGAAGTCATTCATCGAAGAGCAGAAAACCGGGAAGCTCTCACCGTACTGGGACGGAGCAGCCACACACATCGACAAGAGAGAAGTCAAGCCGTGGGAGAGGGTCAAGTGATGGGCCGGAGCACAGGCTCGTAGAGCCGGGGCGAACCGGGGCGGACAGGAGGCATGAATGGTTTACGGCGATACGTACGCGCAACGCAACCATCCCGACACAGCATTCGAATCTGCGATGGATGAAGGGGTTATCGAAACGGCGAAGGCCGACGAAGTGAGATGTCTCGCCTTGTTGGGGTCGGCAGGTGACGTGGGAATGACGAGCGACGAATTGTCTGCGGTGCTCGGACAAACCGGGCGCATCATCCCGCCAAACCAAATAGCTTCGAGGATCCTATCGCTACGGCGCAAAGGGCTAGTGCTCGACACGAAACAGCGACGAGAGACAAGGCGGGGCCGGATGGCGATTGTGTGGGGTGTCCCGAAACCTGGGCAGCCCGTCCGGAGACCGAAGGGTTGGAAGCGTGCCAAGTCGAAACGATGAATCAAAGTGGCGGAAAGCTGCGGCCAACGCACGCACACCTGACTCCCGCAACCGTTTCTTGCGGCTCGCCCAAGCTGAGAAACTCAGGTCCGATATTGCGTCATGTGAACGGTGCCCGCTCGCGAAGCGTCGCACCATGACGGTTCCGTTCGATCAAACGTCGCCGAAGCCGATCGCTTTGGTTGGTGAAGCACCAGGCAAACATGAAGACCTTGAGGGGCGCCCATTTGTGGGCCGGTCCGGTGCGCTGCTGGACCGGCTCATTGGCGACCTCGGATACAGCCGAGACGACGTCGTGGTGCTCAACACGGTCGCGTGCCGCCCACCAAACAACAGGGATCCGAAACCGGAAGAGACCGAAGCGTGCCGACCGCTGTTCGAACGGCAACTCGACTTCTCCGGAGCGTGGATCGTGGTGTTGATGGGGAACAAAGCCTTGCAGCACGAGTTCCCTGGCAAAACGATCTCGAAAGCTCGAGGGAACCCGATGTGGAAACAGGGACGGATCTATGTCCCGGCGTACCACCCGGCCTACATCCTCCGGAACCGCCGCAACGAAAGCCTCCTGTCGAACGACCTCAACTTGGCGTTTCAGATCTACCGCGGCGACAAGTGGTGGGATCCACTACTCACCTCCGTCACCAAGTCGAAAGATGGGGCGCTGCGACATGCCCTCAACAACCAAGGCTGGGCGTTGGTGAACTCGGAACGCCTCAACGACCAGATCATTGTCACCGTCGACACCATCGTGAAGGTGCCACCGAAGTACGGGAAACTGATCCGCTACACCGTTGAGGAACTCGTTCGGCTCGGCGAACTCGGACACGGCACGAAACTGTCACACGCCGAACTCAACGGCATCCACCTGGTGAAACGACTCGGTGGGGTTGTCATCCAGTAGGCAGCAAAAAGCGCCTCGATCATGGGGCAAGGCGCTTTCTGCTGGGCTGAGAGGCCGGGGGGCATCTCAGACCAAATCGTAGTCGGTTACTGGCCCTCAGGGGTGAGTTTGTTGCCTTCCTTGTCCCGAGGATCCGATACCGGCGTCGACGAGTTGAACCCGAGCAGACCCAAGATCCCGATGATGACGGCGAAAACGACACCGAGCCACGACGGGATGTCCACCATCGACTGCACGATCGAGATCGTCAACGCCACCGCGGTCAACCAAAACACGAGTGAACTCAACGTCCGCTTGATTTGAGAGTCATCCATCATTGCGGGGTTCCGCCTTTCGTTTGAGAACCTTGTTGAGCCACACACCCAACGTCGTCATCCATTGTGGCCCATGCTCAATGAGAAGTCGAGGTCCGTGGTTCCACAGGTAGATGACACCAGCAATGATTCCTGCGACCGCTGCGAGCACACCGAGGTCGGCAATCAACTGCCACAACCACAGGGGCCACAGCCCACCATCCGGATAGCTAACCCCTACGATCATCTTCGACGGGCCTCCTGAGTGTCAACCACCCTACCAGCAGGCCACCAGCGACGATGGCAGCGAGGCCGCGCTTCGTCGACTTCGGCCAGTCCCAAGGTGGAACAGATTCAGGCGCGAGGCTGGTTGATGTCGTTGTGGTGGGTTTCGACGTAGGGGTAGGTTCCGAAGTCGTTGACACGGAGTGGACGGACGTCGATGTTGTGCTCGGTGCCGAGGTGCTCGAGGACGGGGGTGGCATAGGGACGCTTGTGGTTGGAGCGCTCGTTGTCGGTGCCGGAGCCTTCGTCGTTGTGGGTGTGATCGGCGGGACCGTAGTTGTCGTAGAACTCGTCGGGATGGTCGTCGTCGTTGTCGTCGAGGAGGTAGTGGTCGTGGTCGGGGCTTCCGTCGTGGTCGTGGATGAGGATGTCGTTGTCGCCGGGTCCGTGGTGGTGGTGGACTCCAAGGTCGTCGTCGTTGAAGACGTGGATGACGTTGTGGAACTGATCGAGGTTGTACTTGATGACGCGTCGGGCACCGTCGAGGTCGTCGTCGTGGTGGTCGACCATTCGCATCCTCCAGCGCAGGCAGCGTTACTACCCCACAATACTAGCCAAGCGGAAAGTAACGCAAAGAAAAGCGCCCCTACCGCAACGAACCGGTGGTGGCTCACCAGCCTTCGAGGGCTGACCAGGTGGCAGGACCGACAACCCCATCAGCAATCAGCCCGTTCGCCGACTGGAACGCCTTCACTGCGGCTTCGGTTCCCTTCCCGAACAGGCCATCTGCGGCACACACCGAGTCGTTCGTGTTCC